AGGCCTCCGTCCCGCTCGGCGGCGGCGTCAGGCGATCCGTCTCGACCAGCGGCGGCAGGCCGCGCAGATACCAGCCGGTCGCCTTCTTCGCCCGATCCCCGAACCACCACGGCTGCACGATGTGCGGGCGCGGCAGGTCGGCGGGCAGCAGCGCCCGGGCGTGCCTGTGCATCACCGGGTTCTCGATTGCGACGCGGGGAATTGGAAGCTGCCAGCACGCCGCGAACAGCGCTGCGCCCTCGCGCAGGTCCGCCCACATCTCGTCCCGCGTCCGCCCCGGCGGCGGCCTGTGCAGCCAGCGCACCCCGCTGTTGCAGAGCCGCGTGCAGGGCGGGTGCAGGACGGCCAGCAGATCCCAGCCATCGCCCAGCACTTCGCGCACGTCGCAGCGCATGTGCCGATTGCTCCCGTCGTCTGCGGGCAGCAGATCGCAGGACCAGGCGTCGTGCCCGCGGTCGGCGAAGGCTTGGCGGAACACGCCGCTCGTCTCGCAGCCGATCAGGACGCGCATCACGGCCACCTCCCGCGCTCGGCGTCCCGGCCTGCGAGCCGCACCAGGTAAGCGCACAGGGCCGCGCAGGCGAGGCCGAGGGCAAGCAGGGGGAGCGAGGTCATTTCTCTGCCTCATGCTTTTTGATCGCCTTGACGTACTCCGCGGCGATTTCTGGCGCGTCGTGGCTGGGGTTGGACCAATGCGCGATGGCCTCCGCAGCGGTGAATTTGCGGCAGCCAGCCAGGTACAGGGTGGAGCCGTCCGCGACCGGCGCAGCGCGCAGATCGTAGCAGCGCTTTTTGTCGTCGTAGATGACCGGCGCCCATTCGCAGCCGTCGAGGAACAGCGACCGACAGACGCTCAAGCCCTTGGAGAGAGCCGCCAGGCCGTTGCAGCCTTTGAGGGCCATCCACCCCTTGACACGCAGCCCCTCGGGGAGCTTCTTGAGGCCGGTACAGCCGGAGAGGTACAGCGACCCGGTAACGATCAGCCCCTTGGGGGCCGTCTCGGCAAGGATGGCCGCGCGGGCTTCATCCGAGGTCATGGTCTTCATTTCGTAGCCTCCTTGGTGTCGATGGCGCGCCGCATCACTTCGCGGATTTCCGTCATTCCTCCCCCTCCCAATCCGCGCAGGTGCAGCCGGAGAGCGGGCGCCATTCGGGGCCGTCGTTGCGGTCATCCTGCGGGGTGGGCGCGGGGGCCGTGGGCGGAGAGGTCACCCAGGGGACAGGCGGCAGGGAGACAGGCGCGGGGATCGCGTAGGGGCTCATTCCCCGGCCTCCTTCATGGCGCGCTCCACCATTTCGGTGAGCATGGCGTTGGCGGCGTCCCACGCGGCGGCCCTCGCGGCGTCCCTCGCGGCTCGCGCGGCGTCCCACGCGGCGGCCCACGCGGCGGCCCCCGCGGCGTCCCTCGCGGCCCACGCGGCGGCCCACGCGGCGTTCCCCGCGGCGGCCCATGCGGCGTCACCCGCGGCGGCCCGAATATCTTCGCGCCCCGTCTCAAGGTACTCCCGCACGATTTCGGGCATATCCCACAGATGCTCGACGGAGAGTGCCTGCCGCCGCGCGAACTCGCGCAGAAGCTCCTCACCGTCGATCATCTGGACGATCCGGCGGCGGCGGCCCGCAAGCTTGTCGCTCTCCTCCACCACGTCGCCCCAGATTTCGACTTTGCAGATGGTCGACCCGGCGGCGTGCGAGAGCGCGTCGATGATACGGCGCGAGCCGTGCAGTCCGGCTTCTCCGTCCGCCGTGGAGGGGCAACAGGCGATGCGGCCCCCGACGATCAGCGTCTGGCCGACCGCGGGGACGGGGGAGCCGTCGCGCAGCTTGTCGCCGACAAAGTGCCAGCAGATAATCCGGTCAGTCATTCCCCGGCCTCCTGCTCAGCTTCGCCCCAGTTTTCGACCTTGCGGATGGTCGATCCGGGGGCGTGCGAGAGCGCGTCGATGAAGCGGCGCGAGCCGTGCAGTCCGGCCTCTCCTTCCGCGGCCTCCTTCATGGCGGGTGCGTCCTGCACGGTGCGCAGGGCCGGGGCAAAGCGCCCGGCGTTGTCCTCGGGCACGTAGTCGGCAGCGGAGGCGTGGCCCCGCCCGATGGCCGCAGCGGCGTTGACGATGCTGTGCGTGGCGTCCTCGGCCCCGGCGCGGTAGGCGTCGCGCACCAGCATCAGCAGGACCGCGTCGGCCTCCTCCGGCGTGGCGTTGCGCAGCTGCGCAACGGTGCGGGCGATGATGGCGGAGAGGCGGTTCGAGGCGTCGAAGGTCATGTCCTTGGTCTGTCGGTCGCTCAGCATCACAGCCCCTCCATCGCCTGTTCGCCGGAGCCGGTGCGCTCCTTGGCGGCCTGCCAGCGGGCCAGCAGCTCGTTGCACTCGGCGGAGGACGGTCGCCCCTGAAGCCCGGTCCCACGGCAGACGCCGCAGGTGTAGGGCATGTGGTCGTCTTCCAGCTCGCCCATGCCGCCGCAGGTCGGGCAGTCGGGGGAAGGCTCGACGTCCAGGCTCTCGCCGAAGCGGGGGCCGCCGTAGTCGGCCCAAGGGTCGGGCATCTTGTCGGTCATAGTGTAATCCTCCGTTGCTGACACTGACGTTACATTTGCCGGGCGCGGATGGCAAGCGCAAAAAGACCGGATTTCGCAACTTTTTTGCTTGACCGCTTTTCGGGCCGCGCATAAGGTGGTGGCAGCAAAGGAGATGACGATGACGCTTAAGGACTGGCTCAAAGGCTCTGGAAAGCGGCTGAACGAGGTCGCAGAGGAGCTTGGCGTGGCGCGCCAAACGCTGGCCCGCTGGCGCGACGGGGCGGTCCCGCGCAAAAGCCGCATGGACGCTCTGGTCGCCTACACCGGCGGCGCGGTCCAGCCTAACGATTTCTACGTCTCAGAGTAACGCCGTCAGGGATTCCCTGACGGCCTGAATACGGGCCTGCGCTTTCCTCCCTCGCCGGGTCGGCCCCCGGAAAAAGCGCGCGATGCAGACCCGGACGCCGCCCCGCTCTCTTCATACGGTTCCGGGAAGTCAATCAGGCGCGCAGGGCCGGTAATCCGGTGGTAGTGCCTGGCAATCCGCGCACAGCCGCGCCAGCCGGGGGGCGAGAAGCCCCGGCGCTATTCGAACCCCCGTTAGCTCGGGGTAGCGGGCAACGCCTGTGGCCCGCGGCGGCGTGATTACCCCATCCGCCGTTCAACTGCGGGGGCGGCCTGCATGGTGCGCCGCCCCCGCCTTTCTCTCAGACCCCGGAGCCGACGACATGAGCGACCCCGTGAACAGCCCGGCGCACTACACGCAGCACCCCAGCGGCGTCGAGTGCATCGAGGTCACCGAGCACATGAATTTCTGCCGCGGCAACGCCGTCAAGTACATCTGGCGTGCTGGCGAGAAGGGGCGCGAAATCGAGGATCTGCGCAAGGCGCGCTGGTACCTGGACCGCGAAATCGCCCGGCTCGAGGGCGCCAGCGTTGAAGCGCCCCGCGAAGGCTACGCCCTGCGGGAGGAAAAGTGCGAGGGCTGTGGGGCGCGGCATCTGCCGCTCACGCGCACCGAGAAGAGCGACATGCTGCTTTGCCCGGAGTGCGCGTGATGACCTGCTGCATCGGCATCGACCCCGGCTTCTCCGGCGCAGTCGCCTTCTACTGGCCCGCCGCCAACAAGCTCGAAATCCACGACATGCCCACCCTCATGGGGAACACCGGCAAGCGCGATTACGACTGGCACCTGCTCAACGACCTGTTGACCGGCGACCCCGGCCCCGTGGTCCTCGAACTCGTCACCGCGCGCCCCGGCATCCCCGCCAAGTCGCTCGCCGTCCTGCGCGATTGCCGCGGGGCCGTCATGACGCTGGCCGCCGCCTCGCAGCGCCGCGTCTACGAAATCGACCCGAGCCGCTGGAAACGCAACGTCGATATCAAGCTGCCCAAGGGCGCGACCGCCGCCGAAAAGCGGGACGCCTCGCTCAAGGCCGCCCTCGACCGCTTCCCCGCCTATTCCGACCTGTTCCGCCGGAAGAAGGACGACGGGCGCGCAGACGCCGCCCTCCTCGCCTTCCAGGGCGTCCACAGCATGGAGGTGCTGAAATGTTCATGATCGACACCGGCGCGCCGACCGAGCGCTTCGACGCCATCGAAGACGCCGCCAAGGACGCCCTGCCAGAAGACGCCTCCCGCAAGGAAGTCCTCTGCGAAGCCGCCCGCCTGCTCGGCCTCAAGCTCGACAAGCTCAAGTCGCGCGAGGGCCTGTGCCGCAACTTCTGGAAGCACTCCCGCCTCATCGCGGAAATGGCCGTCGAAGCCCCCGAGGCTCACGACGCCCTCGTCTCCGCCCTGTTCTGGGGCCTCGCCGATCCCGACGAAATCGACCGGATCTGCGACGCCGCCAACCCCATGCCCGGCGTCGCCTGACGCCCGCATCCGCCTGCCCCGGCGGTTCCGGGGCGAAACGCAGAACGTCACAACGAAAGGACGTAAGACCATGTTCGAGTTCGACAAAGGCGCTGAAGGCTCCTCCGGCCCCTGGCTCGTCTGGGCCGCCCGCGGCACGCAGGACGGGCAGGTTCCCGCCAAGACCTTCTACGTGCGCGAGGAGAACAGCAAGACGCCCCTTCCCAGCATCGCCGAAGGCGGCGTGATCCTCGACATTCACAGCCTCAAGACCGGCTGGCAGCACGGCGAGGGCGTGAAGGGACAGGCCCCCAAGTGGCAGTTCGGGGCCAGCCCGGCCCGCCTGCCCGAAAAGCCCGGCGACGAATGGAAGAAGGGCTTTTCCATGAAGGTCGCCATCGGCGGCGGGCAGGTGGTCGACTGGGAACAGTCCGGCGCGGCGGTCTGGAACTGCCTCACCTCCCTGATCCCGGCCATCAACGCCGGTCCCGCCAGCGATCCGAACAAGCTGCCGCTCGTGCGCATGACCGGCGCCATCTTCGAGGAGTTCAGCCGCGGGTCCACCAACACCCCCGTGCTGGAAATCGTCCAGTGGGTCGACCGCCCCGAATGCCTCAAGTCCGGCGTCGCCGCCGGGATCGACGCGGGCAAGCCCGAAGCCCCAGCCACGGCGGCCCCGGCCCCCGCGCAGACCCCGCCGCCCGCCGCTCAGGGCTTCCAGCCCGGCGCGGACATGTCCGGGTTCTGACGCTTCCAACGCTTCGCACGACCAAGGAGGGCGGCCCCGCGTCGCCCTCCCAACCCCTCAAGACCTTGCAGGCCGACATGACCGAAGCGATGCGCGACATGCCCCAGCCCGACACCACGGCGATCAAGGCCGACCTGGAGCATTTCACGCGACGCTGGCCCGAGCTGGGGCAAAAGGCGTGGCTCGAACTGCGCGCCTTCGACGCGCAAGGCCGCCCCAGCATCGCCAAGTTCGGCCTGCCCCGGCTGGACGATGCCGTCGCGTGGGCGCGCCAGCAAAACGAAGACCGCAAGAACGTCTACGTCGTGCGCAACCCGGTGAAGCCCTCGGGCGACTACAACGCCGCCGCCACCGACGCCGACATTCTCGCCGCCTTCTTCGTCTGGGCCGACTGCGACGACGGCGACGCCTCCGACAACGTGAAGCGCTTCGCAGGCCCCAAGCACACCTGCGCCGTCATCACCGGCACCACGCCCGCCGTGCGCGTTCACACCTATTGGGAGTTGGAGGAGCCGTGCCGCGACCTCGCCGCATGGCGCGCCACGCAGCAAGCCATCGCCGCGCATTTCGGCTCCGACCGATCCGTCATCAATCCCTCCCGCATCATGCGCCTCGGCGGCACCGTCTCCTGGCCGTCCGAAAAGAAGACCGCCAAGGGCTATGCCGTCGAGCGAACCGCCTTCAACGCCTCCTATGCCGACGACCGCGCGCCCATCAGCTTCGAACGCGCACAGCGCGTGTGGGAGCCGCAGGCGGGCCTGAGCCTGTCGCAGCGGGCGCAGCAGGCCGCGGGCCTGTCCAGCGCCCCCACGCCCGCTCCTGCGGCTCCTGCGGGCTTCCATATCGACACCGGCGCGGAACACGCCCCCAGCCTCGACCGAGACGCCGCCGTCGCCGCCATCACCTCCGGCAGCGAATGGCACAACAACATGATCCGCGTCGTCGGCTCCTACGTCGCCAAGGGCCTCTCCGACGCCGAAATCCACGCCATCACGCAGCCGCTCACCCTGCCCGGCTACACCGGCGACGACACCGCCCGCGAAGTCCAGACCGCCATCGACGGCGCCCGCCGGAAAGGCTGGACGCCGGAGGCGAAGCCCGGCCCCGCCGCGTCCTTCGATCACGCCCCCGCCGCCGCGACCGGCACGCCCCCCGGCTGGCGCATCCAGTCCGCCGACGAGTTCACCGCAGATTTCGTCTCCCCCGAATGGCTGGTGGATGGCGTGCTTCAGCGCGGGCGGCTCTACACCCTAACCGCCCCCACCGGCGCAGGTAAAACCGCCGCCGCCCTCTACATGGGCGCGGCCCTCGCCAGCGGCGAGGAGTTCTGCGGTAAGGAGGTCGAACAGGGGGACGTGCTGTTCCTGGCGGGCGAGAACCCCGACGACGTGCGCGCCCGCGTCATCGTCGCAATGGAGCGCTACGGCCTCGACCGCGCCAGCACGCCCCTGCACTTCATCGCCGGGACCTTCTCCATTCGGGAAGATCTGCAACGCCTCATGGAAGCCGCGGCCAAGCTGCCCAACCTCGCGCTTATCGTGGTGGACACCTTCGCCGCCTACTTCGACGGCGACGACGAAAACAGCAACGCGCAGGCCCTCGACTTCGCCCGTCTCGTGCGCACGCTGACCACGCTCCCCAGCCGCCCCGCGGCCCTCGTGCCCGCGCACCCGGTCAAGAACGCCACCCGCAACAACCTTACCCCCAAGGGCGGCTCCAGCCTCCTGAACGAAGTGGATGGCAATCTGGCGGTCTGGAATGACGACGGCCTCGTCACCCTGCACTGGCAGGGCAAAATCCGCGGCCCCGATTTTGACCCGATCAAGATGGAGCTGGCGACCATCCGGTCTGACCTCGTGAAAGACCGCAAGGGCCGCGTCATGCCGTCCGTCGTCGCCCTGCCCGTCCTCGAAACCCGCGCCATGCAGCTCGCCGAAGAGACCATGAGCCGCGAGGACCGCGTGCTGCTTTCCATCCGCTCTCAGCCCGCCCTGTCCGTCGCTGACCGCGCCATCGCCTGCCGCATCATCGGGTCCACCGGCGCGCCGCTCAAGTCGCGCACGAAGCGGGTGATCGACACCCTGGCGGAGCGCAAGC